CTGCTTATCCCAAACTTTCGATGTCATAACCTTGGTCCTCCTTTTTTGCTGCCATGATATACAGGTTTTGTTTTGTACGCGTTACACCTACATACCAGACCCTATGTTCTTCATCTTGTTTGTCAGAATTTTTATCCAATGCATCTCGTATTGTTTTTGTATTGTCTAATATTAATAATACATTGTCTGCTTCACCACCTTTTGCAGAATGTATTGTAGATAATTTTACCCTTGGATTTTTTCTTAGTTCTTCTCCGTTACTTAACATTTCTCGTATGTATAAACACTCTTCATAATCAGAAGTAAACTCATCATACCAAGGTATATTTTTATCATAACCAAACTCTTCAAGATTGTACATTCTTTCTTCTGTTAATTCTTCTTTGGTGCTGGTGTATTCAAATATATCTCTTACTTCTGGCAGAGATAGATCATCACCTTTCTGCCATCGCAAGTAGTTTAGAATGGTTCTAAACAAGGTTACCTTATAACTTTTTCTATCTTTAAATTCAAAATAAATACCTCTCTCTTTTAAAAAAGGTTTGAGTCTGTTTAGTTTGTCATTGTATCTCGCTAGTACTAACCAGTTGCCTTTATCTATTGGCACATCTTCAAGACTATAAATATAATTTACAGTGCCCTGTTCTTTTCTTGCTTTCCAATTCTTTTTTACTCGTCTATCATCTGGAATTAATTTTAATATCTTATCTGCAACGCGCTGTACATTCTGTGGAACCCTGTAAGATTGTGGCAAAATTATGTCTTTTTTTGAAATTTCTTGTTGAAATTTTTTTACATCTGCACCTGCCCAGCCATAAATCGCTTGATCATCATCTCCTGCTAGTATAACATATTTGCTATTTTCCTTGATAATATTGAACATTTTCCATTGTATGGGTGATAAGTCCTGTGCCTCATCAACAAAAGCCACGTCAAATTTTGGACACAATTTGGACACAATAAATTTTTCTATCATGTCTGTAAAATCCACTAGTTGAAAAGATTCTTTATAGTTTTGCACTTCATCAGAAATAATTTGTAATAATCTTTTGTCCATGTCTTGTGAATACATGTCGGTGTTATACTCTTCTTCAATAGATATATTTTTTATTCTAGCTGCATTAATTAAATTAAAATACTCACTGTCAGAATTTATAAATCCAGTAGACTCTTCGCCATTAGAATAAACTGTAACTTCTATACCTAATTTTTTACCTATGTCTTCGTAGTGTTCATCCTGCATAACCTGAGCTTTCTTCATACCAAGTTGATTAAATGCAAGAGAATGTAGAGTTCTAAAATGTTTGAGATCTTTTTTTTGAAATGCTGTGTGATAGTCCAACATTCTATCTACAGCTTCATTTGCAGCTTTGGTTGTAAATGCAAAGTATCCTATCTTATCTATGGGTGTGCCTAACTTTAAAAATGTTTTAACATATTTTAACAGCTTAGTTGTTTTCCCTGTTCCCGGAGGCCCGAATAATTTTCTACTAATCACATCTCCTCCCGTATGTATCGTTTTAATTCTTTGTCCTGTACATTCTCTGGTATGTTACCCTTCCAAAATATCTCGTAACTATCACTACCATATTTGCCAATACCAAATAGTTCTGTTGCATCATCTCCATCCCAACCGATAAAATCCTCTGACATTCTCCATATCCTGTTAGCTCTAACGTGCTTCATACCTAAATCTTTTAACATCTCTGCTATAGTTTCTTTGTCTGATTGTAATAAATCAGATGCGTTAGAAAATTTTTTAAAAAATCCTGGTAATATTTTTTTAACTTTCTTACGTCCAGTTTGATTAAGACATATCACTGCCACCATGTGTTGCCACGCACCGTTTACTTGTTGTTGTACCATAAGATCATCTCTCATTATATTATGTCTGTTTTATGTTTTGTTTTAGTGTGGTGTATAGGAACCTCTTCAAAAGATTTTATATTTATCTGTATAATATTCTTTGT